AGGCTCTACGACAACGAGCGAAGGAGAAGGCGCTGATGAGGGAACTCGGGCTGGATGCGGGCGGCGTGGGTGTTGTCCAGGACCAGCAGGAGCAGCCCGACGGAGAAGATCAGAATGCCACTGCCTGAACCCACCCCCAACGAGACCAAAGACGACTTTATCCAGCGTTGCATGGCGGATGATGTCATGAATAGTGAGTTCCCGGATCAAGCGCAACGCGCGGCGGTGTGTTATCGCCAGTGGGATGCAGCCAAGGCCAACGCGGCCAGGACGCTGCAACTGCTATGTGAAGCGGGAGACGTGCGAATCGAGGCGCAGGCCGCCGAAGGTCAGGCGTCCCTGCCAAAGGTCAAAATCCTCGTCTACACCGGCGGGCCCCTGCGCCTGCAGGGATGGCGACTCCCGGTCGTAATCGACCTGGCCGGTCTCCAGGTACCGAGCCAAACGCTACCCCTGCGATACAACCACAACCCCGATTCGGGCGTAGGCCACACGGACACGATCCAGGTTTCGCAGAACCAGGTTGTGGCGACTGGGGTGATTTCCCGCGACACGCCGGCGGCCCGTGAGATCATTGCCAGCGCCAGAAACGGTTTCCCGTGGCGTGCTTCGATTGGCGCAACGGTGTTGACTTACGAAATGGTGAAACCGGGCACGCAGGTCCAGGCCAACGGCAAGAGCTTCGACGGACCCCTGTACCTCGTGCGACAGAGCCAACTGGACGAAATCAGTCTTGTGGATTTGGGTGCGGACCGCAACTCGTTCGCGGCAATCGCGGCCCAAGCAAATACTAACCTCCATAAAACGGGAGAGATTAACATGAATGAGGATGAACCCAAACTCGCCCCACCGACCGATGATCTGACCCCGGCGGCGGTAATTGCCCGCGCTAAGCGGGAGCGACAGCGCCTGGATACGATCAAAGCGCTCGTCGAAGAAGCGGCCAGTCGACCGGGCGTGGACATCGAAATCCTGGAGAAGATCGCCGCCCAGGCCGAATCCGAAGGATGGACGCCGGAGCAGGCGGAGCTGGCAATCCTGCGAGCGACTCGACCGCAGCCACCGAAGCTGCGCGCAGATAAGGCTCCGACGCAGGAAGTGCTGGTGGCCGCTTTGTGCCTGGCCGCCGGCGTCAATGACGAACGGCTGGCGAAGGATCGTGACTTTGGTGCGGACGTGGTGGAGCGCGCCTGGCCATTCCGGCGTCTCGGAATGCGCGGCGTGCTGGCAACGGCGCTCAAGGCCCAAGGCTTCGACGCGCCGCACGGCGCCCGGGCCTTCTACGATGCGCTGCGCGAGGCCCAGCACAGTCAGGTGCAGGCGGCTGGATTTTCGAGCATCAACCTACCTGGCATCCTGGGTGCGACGGCCAACAAGCTGCTCTTGGACGCCTTCACCGCCGTCGAAGTCACTTACGAGACCATCGCGGATCAAGCCGACTTTTCCAACTTCCACACCCACACGCTGTATCGGCTCGATCATCTCGGCGAGTTCGCGCAAGTCGCTCCGACAGGTGAACTGAAGCATGGCCAGCTCTCAGAGACCAGCTTCACCAACAAGCTGGACACCTACGGACAGATGCTGACCTTGAGCCGACAAGCCATCGTCAACGACGACCTTGGTGCGTTCCGTAGCCTGACTGCGCAATTGGCTCGCAAGGCTCGGCTCGCCGTCGAGAAGGCGCTGTACCAGAAGGTGATGGAAGCAACTGACAGCTTCTACACTGCGGCCAAAGGGAACAAGCTGACCGCCAACCCGCTCAGCATCGATGGTCTAGGCAAGGCCGAAGCAGCCATGTTCGGGATGGCAGATGCCGGCGGGGATCCGATCTACGCCACGCCTCGGTACCTGCTCGTTCCGCCGCAGTTGAAGCCGCTGGCCGACCAGATCTACGTGAGCACCACGCTGGCCGTGGCCGGCTCGACGGACAAGCAGGTGCCTAGGGACAACCCCTTCCGTGGGCGATTCCCGGTGGTGGTCAGTCCCTATCTGGCCAGTTCGGCGATCCCGGGCTACTCCAGCACGACTTGGTACCTGCTGGCCAACCCGGCTCTGCTGCCGGCCTTCCAGGTCGCCTACTTGGACGGTCGCCGTGCCCCGACCATTGAATCTTCGGACGCCTCGTTTGAGGTGCTCGGACTTTCGATGCGGTGCTACTTTGACTTCGGAACCGCACAACTCGACTATCGCGGCGCCATCAAGAATGTGGCGAGCTAACCCTCACAAACAGGAGACCATGTAATGGCTGAAGCAACCTTCATTCAGGACGGTGACAAAGTGGACTACACCCCCGCGTCCGCCGTGGCTGCGGGGCAAGTGGTCGTTCAAGGTGACCTAGTTGGCGTGGCCGTCCAGGCCATCGACGCCAGCAAGCTCGGCGCGATCGCGGTGAGCGGCGTCTTCGACGTTGTGAAGACCACCGGAGCCATCAGCGCCGGGGCCAAAGTTTACTGGGACGATACCAACAACTACGCAACGACCAGTGCTACCGGCACCGTGTATATGGGCAAGGCGGTCAAAGCGGCTGCGGCTGCCGATACTACGGTGCGAGTGCGATTAAACCAGTGAGGTGAGCCATGGATCTCGTGAAAGAAATCCGCGATGTCATTGCCGAGATCCGCAAGGCCGGCGAGGATGGCAGGGTGACCCTGCGCGAACTCGTGGGAATCATGCGGGAGATCGGGGATTTGCTGGTCTTGCTGGGCCAACTCCTGCCCCCGGCAGTCGAAAAGAAAGACTAGCCCATGCCGAAGTACACGCTGTGGATCCTCGCCGCCCTGGTCGCTGAGCCGAAGATCATCGGCCCGGAGACGGTGCAGCCGGGTGACATGGCGGTCTTCAGAGTGCAGGATGCTCCATCGAATGGCCTCTGGAAGGTATGGCCGAAGGCTGCCGAGGAGAAGTCACTCCCGGTGCTCCTGCCCGGCGGCGGGACGGCGCTGGTATTCGCTAGCCGCACAGAGCAGACCTTTCTGGTGCTGTACGGGTATGCCGAGGGGGATAGGGTGGCGCTCCTCCTTCACGAGTGCCGCAATGGCGCCAAACCCGATCCGGTCCCACCTGAGCCCCCGAATCCCCCCGGCCCTGTACCGCCTAAGCCGAGCCCCGTCGGCAAGTCGATTTGGTGGCTGGAAGAGACTACCGAGCGCACACCCGGGCAAGCGGAAGCGATCACAGACCCCGTAAGTCGGCAAGCGATGGCGGCCGCCGGGTGGAAGTTTCGTGTGTTTGACAAGGACGTGCGAGATGAGCATGGGCAGACGCCGAGCGAGTTGAAGCCGGTGCTGGCCGAAGCCTTGAAGCAGGGTTTGCCGCTGCTCTACATCTACGACGGCACAGCTAAGGCCTACTTCCGCAAGGTGCCGGAATCGGCCAATGAGTTTCGGACGATCCTCAGCGAGTTCGGCATCCTGCCGAAAGCTGCACCTCGTCGGTTAGTGCCCGTGGTACCAAATTGCTCCTCTGGGCGATGCATGGTGCCGACATGGTAATGATCATCGAGTTCAATGATCGGCCGATCATGCTGGGCTGCAGGCCCAGAATCCACGCCCCCGGCGAAGTGTTGCCGCTCTGGGAAGAGCGCGTAGGCGCCCGCGTCTTACCCCGTGCCGAGTGGAAGCCGGTGTCCTATCGACACCTCGTGCCAAAGATACTGGACCAGGACGGCCAAGGAGCCTGTACCGCGTTCGCGTCGGTGCAATCGCTGCATGTCCTGCGCTCTGAGGTCGGGCTGCCCTTCATCGAACTCTCAGCAGGCAATCTCTACGGCAGGATCAACGGGGGGATTGATGCGGGATCGCTACTATCGGATGCCATTGTGGCGTTGGAAGAGGAGGGCGTTTGCAAGGCCAGTACGGTGGGGCAATTGGACTGGCATCGCCGGAATTGGCCGTCCAATTGGAAGGAAGAGGCGGCGAGATTTCGCGTACTGGAAGCGTGGGATTGCCCGAGCTTCGATCAACTGGCCAGCGCCCTGCAGTTCGGCTTCGTGGTGGCGTTCGGCGTGCTGGTGGGGGCGAATTTCGTTAACGTCGATTCGGATGGCTGGGTGCCCGACCGCCGAGGTGGCGGCGGTGGCCATGCAATGTGTGGTGTCGGACTCGCCAAGCGCGGGGCGACTTGGGGCATCGAAGTGGCTAACTCCTGGGGCGCGGATTGGGGCCAGGACGGATTTGGTGTCGTGCCTGAAAGTTACTTCCGCGACACGCGCTGGACAGATGGATGGGCCGTGCGCGGCGTCGTCGACCCGGAAGGGGAGGACTAACGATGCAGGATGTACTTGCCCCCTCGATTCAGTACGGTTTCGCTGGCTTCTCCGTCGTCCTTCTGGGGATTGTGGTTTGGCAGATCCGCGAACTCCTGAAACTGACACGCGCATTTTCAGCGGCCATGCAGCGCAATGCCGACGCCTTCACTCGATTTGAGCGCGCGTTCGAGAAGTTCCAGACCGTTTTGTCCGGCGTGGACCAGACCATGCAGAGCTTCGCTGTGGAGAGCCGGCAGGTCCTGAAACAACTGCGGGAGTCTAAGCCATGACCGACGTGCTGAGCGCTGCAGCCCAGTGGCTGGCCCAACAGATGTGTGACAACGCAGCCAGCGAGGCGATCTATGAGCGCCCGGGCATGGGTTATGGGGTTGTCGTCTCTGCTAGTCGCGGCCGAAGCCTGCTGAAACTGGCTGATGAATTCGGCGGCGTGCAGATGAGGTGGACCGAGTGTGACTTCCTAATTCGCGCCGCCGATCTGGCCCCGATTGGCTCCCCGAGCACACCACGGCGAGGTGATCGCATTCGGCTGGCTGATGGGACGATCTACGAGGTCCTCGCCCCGGCCGGAGAGCCCGAGTGGCGCTGGGCCGATCCGTATCGCACGATTTTGCGTATCCACGCCAAACAGGTGCAGTGATGCTCTATGCGCTGATGGAGGACTTAGCGGCTCTGCTTTCCACGGAGTTCTCCGGGGCGTTGGAGGTGTCGGCTGGCCTGCGTCCGCGCCCGAGCTTTGAGGAATTGCCCACCGGGCGGCCCTATCGCGCGTGGGTCGTGCCAGAAAGCGTGAAGGTCGAGCTAGGCGGCCGCACTGTCGAGGCGGTAACCTGCAAGTTGAACCTGGTGTTGGCCTGCCGTACCAGCACGGACGCCCTGCTCCAAAAGGACTTTATGGACCTAGTGGAGGGTCTGGCTAGTTGGGCCTCGTTACTGGAGTTGGCTCCTGACGGTCAGAGAGCCGTTTGCACGGCTACGGAGATTGAGCCGGCCTTTGCTGTTGAGCAGCTTGACCAGGGCGAGTGTTTGACCAGCGTAATTGCGCTGACTTTTGTGAGTTACGGATCTTTACCGTGATTGTGCTCAAACCGAATTCCAAAAACTGGTTCTTCGACAGGCAGGCGGTGATCGAAGCCGTCGGTCGAGCCGAAGCGCGCGTGCTATCGCAAGGTGGTGCCTACGTCCAGCGCACCGCGAAAAAGCTGATCCGTAGTCGCAAACGCATCAGTCGGCCTGGAGAGCCACCTTCAACGCATGACACCCCTGGCCAGAAGAGCCTGTTGCGAAGTCGCCTCTATTTCGCCTGGGACTCGGACAAGCGCGTATGCGTAGTCGGTCCGCAAGCCTTGCATATGGTGTACTTTGACCGGCATCGCCAACCCCTGAAGGGTGCCGTACCCGGGGTGCTGGAGCACGGTGGCGAAATCACGGTTCTGGAGGAATTGATCGGCGGGACGTGGTTTCGCCGCGACCTCCGCCGGAGGATTCGCGGACGTACATACCCCCAGCGCTATCGTACAGTGCATATCGCGGCGCGACCATATATGCGGGTTGCGCTGGAAAGGGAAACTAACAAAATCACCGAAGCCTGGAAGAACGCGGTTAAATAAAGGAGAAGCCAAATGGCCGGACGAATCGAGGAAAAGATCTACTTCGCCGATACAATCACCTTTAAGGAGGTCGTGCTGCCTGCTGGAGCAGTTGCCGACGCCCAGGTCGCCTCGGGAGCCAAGATCGCAGCCAGCAAAATGGTCCATAAACACCGACCAGGCTATGGCCAGGCCGGAACGGCGGTCAGCGAGACGCGAGCGATCCATGGGGTCTTTGGAGCTACCGGGACGGTGGTTGCATTCAAAGCCGGGAGCATCACCGCTTGCACTGGCAACGCCACGATCTCCGTTGATTTGAAGAAGAACGGCACTTCGATCCTGGCCAGTCCCATCACCCTAGACTCGACCAAATCGGCCCGCGTGCTCTACGCAGCGAACATCGCCAGCGCCGCGCTG